ACGTACCGTAACCACCCACGGGGGCCTCCAGCGCCAGGAGGTCCCCACCATCTCCCCCACAGACACATGAACACCGAAACCACAATCCTCGACCTCGCCCTCAGCGGAGACCCCACAGTCCTCCTCGACCTCGACAACATCCACCCCCACCACTTCGCAGACACCCGCAACGCCGCCATCTGGCGCCTCATCGAAGACCACAAGGCCAAAAACCCCGGCCAAGGAATCACCCGCGAACTCATCTTCGACAAACTCCCATCCATCACCGAGGCCCACGTCACCCCCGACTACCTCCTCGACATCATGGACCTCACCCTCATCTCACACCGAGGACTCGCAGGCGTCTACGCCAACAAACTCATCGACGACAACGCACGCCGCCACCTCGCAGACGCCTGCACCAGAGGCCTCCAAATCATCGAAGCCGGAGGAGACCCCAGCGACGCAGAAGCCAGCATCCGCGAACTCCTCAACCAAGTCAGCACCGGCAGCACCACCCTCGTCAACAACGACACCTGCCTCACCCAAATCACCGACTTCGCCACCAAAGCCACACCCTTCACCCCCACCCCATGGCCTGACCTCAACCAGATCATCGGAGGCTGGAAACCCGGCGGCCTCTACGTCATTGCGGCTCGGCCAGGAGTCGGGAAATCGCTCCTGGCTCTCCAGGCCGCCACCAACCTCGCCGACACCGGCCACGTCTACTTCGCCAGCCTCGAAATGGCAGGCCGCGAACTCTGGTCACGCATCATGTCCAACATCGCCAACGTCCCCGGCGACGCAGTAACCCGCCGACGCCACCCCACACCCGACGAACAAGCCCGCATGACTGCAGCAGCCCCCCACCTCCGCCAACTCCCCATCCACTTCGACGACCGAGCCAACCTCACCATCGGAGACTTCGTATCCACCACACGCCTCCTCCATAGGCAGCACGGCCTCACCGCCGCCTTCATCGACTACATCGGCCTCATCAACGCCGCCCCAGGCGACCGTAGAGCCCGATGGGAACTCATCGGCGAATACACCAGGACCCTCAAGAACCTCGCCAAAGACCTCCAAATCCCCGTCTTCGCTATCGCCCAGCTCGGACGCGCCGCAGAACAGTCCCCCGGCGGCGAACTCCAGCTCTCCCACCTCAGGGAGTCCGGCAACATCGAACAGGACGCCAACGTCGTCCTCCTCCTCTCCTGCCCCCACGAAAACGGAGTCACCGACTGGACCCGCGCCGACATCCACGTCGCCAAAAACAGGGAAGGACGCACCGGCCACGTCCTCCTCGAGAGGGAAGGCGACTACTCCAGACTGAACCACCTCGGCTGGACCCCCAGCAGGCCTTGACAGCCATGTCCAACCCTGTCTACACTCAAGTCATCAGCACAACCGAAAGGAACATCTAATGGCCGCCGAACCCGTCTACACCCACCACCCAGACATGATCACCCTCCGCCAAGCCGAAGCACTCACCGGCACCAACTACCAAACCATCCACGACGCCGCCATGCAGGGCCACATCAAATGCGGCCGATACGACGTAGTACCCACCTTCCGCGTCAGCCAACGCGACACCATCAAATGGGCGCAGGAGAAGACATGCTGACCAACCTCCTCAAAGCCACCTACGCCCGCCTCATCTCCCACTACATGCGCATCCACCCGCAAGCCGCCTACCATCTCATCAACACCACACTCAACTACGGCAGACTCCCAATCCCAGGCAAAACCGGAGGCATCTACCGATCCCTCACCATCAGGCGACACCAAACCACCCTCATCATCCGCCGCGAGCGCCACGGCTGCACCATCATGACCTGGGGGCCGAGATGCGTAGTAGTACAAGGCTCCTACAGTACAGCAGACTTCGCGGACATCATCACCAGAACGCGAGGCATCCTCAACAGGCAACGAATCCTCGACATGAACTGGCGAGCGATCGCGTAAGCGCCACGCCCACAGGAAGGCCCCTCAGAGCCCCACAGACAGGCTTTGAGGGGCCAACCTCACTTCCCAAACCTGCACGCAATCCGAGCACCTAAGACGCGTAGCGGTCGGTCTTTGGGGGTGGGGGGGTTATCCCCTGGGGTTATTGGGAAAGGTTTTTGTGTTGCTGGTTATTTCGTTGTCGTGATTTTTGGTGTTTGTGCTGGTCGTGCACGTTTTGTTGTGTTGGTGTTCGTGTGGTTTGTGTGTTGTGTTGGTTGTGTGTTAGTTGCGTGCGCGTGCGTGTGTTGGGTTGTGTGTGTGTACGTGTGTTCGATGGCGCAGGTCACGCTGGTGTTTGTGTGTTGTGGGGTTGACGTGAGCCGTGCTGTGTGGCGTATGGTTTGGGTCATCAGCAACACGGCCCCGCATGGTGGGGCTAACCGAAAGGAACGATGAGATGAGCAAGGCAATGCGTGCGATGGTGGTGGCCCTGGTGCTTGGGGTTATGGGCCTGGTGGGTTGTGTGCCCGCGTATGCGGCCGAGGATGCTGCCCCTGCTGGTGGGTGGGTGCTCGCTGAGACTGGCGCCCCCGTTGACGTGTCTGAGACTCCCGCGTGTGAGTCGGAGGATCAGGAGTACGGGCCGTGCTTGTGGGATGCCCGCACGATGGGGAACAGGCAGGGGCGTTCGTTCATTGTTGAGGAGGATGGGAGCGTGTCCTACCTGAGGTGGCGTGACGCCCGTGAGGTCGCGTTTCCGGGATGGCTGTGGGTTGGTTCGGTTGAGCCAGCTTCGACGGACGGCCTACCGTCGTGCGCTGACGTGCGTGGTGAGGTGACCTGTCAGCGGGATGGCCGGTACGTGCTCGAGGTGAACACTCGGGCGTGCACGCAGACCATCACCACCGTTCAGGGTGAGCGCTACGTGCCCGGCCCTAGCGTGGCTAAGGCCCTCAGTGAAAGCTGCTCTAAGGTCGCGGTTAAGGGACACAGTGATGAGGCAGGACTCCACGGTGCACGCAGTAGTGTCTCTATGGGGGTTGTGCATTCGGCTGCGCCGAACGCGGCTGTGAATAGCGTTTTGGATAAGCCCTCCTCTCCTAGTCGTGACAAGGTTGTGGGTCCTGTGGTTTCCGGTGTCAAGGACAGCTATGACCGTGAGATTCTTGTGGTGGCCGCTGTGGTGACTTTGGTTGGGCTCACGTTGGCTGTGTGGGTTGAGCGTCGCGCTACTCGACGCAGGGTGAGCCGCTTCGGCTCGAGGTGAGTGGTCCTCTCTCCTGGTGCCCCCGGTTCCGCTTCGGCGGGCCGGGGGTTTTGCTTTGTCTTCCCGTGGTGGGCGTCGTGAGGGCAGCTGGAGTGCTTTCGGGGTGTGAGTGGTGCCCACGTATGGGTGGGGTGCTGTGAGGTGCTCAGATTGGCTCCTGTGGCCTCTCGTGCATGTGGGTGCGTGCGTGTGTGTGCGTGGTGTAGGAGTGTGGCGCTGCCGAACAGGCGTTCGATGACGTAGGTCACGTGATTTGGTGTCCAATCTGAGTTGACTCAGCCCGTCTAGGTGTGTGTATAGTTAAGCCATCAGCACGGGGCAGTCAGCCCCAACAGAAAGGATCACAGCAATGAGCACCAACGACTACATCGCAGACGTCACCGCCAACCTGGCCGAATGGGGTATCGACTACCGCGAGACCACTGAGGGCATCAGCGTCGGCAACATTCACCTCGAGGTTGCTGAGGACGGTTACCGCCCCACTGGCACCATCCTGGACGGCACTGAGACGGTTGCCATCGCCAGTGACGCAGACAAGGCTGCCGCCCTCCTGGCCTTTCCGCTGGCCCGCCGCGCATGGGAGCTCGGGTACACCGGGGACTTTGATGCCGACGTGTTCGTCGGTGAGGTTGAGATGACTCTCTCCTACGGGAGTAGCGACCTCACCATCTCGGCTGGGGTTAATGAGTCTGACCGGTTCACTGTCACGGAGCATGATCTGCTTCGTCAGACCGTCGCCATGAGTGACCTTGAGGCCGTCCTCGCATCAACCGAGCTCACCTACAGTGACCCGCGTGAGGCGTGGCAGGTTCTCTGCGGTGCGACCGATTTCGAGCACGACGACTGGATGGCGCTGGTGGAGCGCTGCCACTGGCAGGCCCGCTTCGACTCCGACGACCGCTTCACTAAGGTCTCCACTAGCGCGTCTAACAACGTGGCCCTCGTGGAGGACTACGACCCTGAGTCGCCCATCCGTGTCATCGACGTTGACACCGTCACCGACGTGGCGTGCTGGTCGCAGGGCGATGTGGCCGCCGCCGTCCTGTACGCGATCTCCTGACACGTTCAGGTAGCCCGAATGGTTGTAGCGGGGGTTCGATTCCCCCGCCGGGCACGACAGCACCCACCTACACGCACAACTAGGAGTATCACCATGATCGCCACCGAAGACCGTCTCGCCCATGCGCTTGATTCAGCGATGGATAACCTTGAGTTCATGTTGGACGCCGCATCCATCGACTTCGACATCCTCGACTCACCTAACATCAACCAGTACATCATCGTCTACGCAGATGGTGAGCGTCGCGCCTACGTCACCGCCGAACTCTCGTGGGACGATAAGCCCATCGTTTTCGTAGATATCTACAGTGTGGACGCCGATGGTGGTGAGCGCTGGGTGTGCGGGGACATGAGTATCAACGCAGCCGTTCTCTACATCATCAACGGCTGAACATTCGCGACACGAGAGGACTAATGACATGAGCACTGTAGCCGAGCGCGTGCGCCTAGCATTCAACGCAGCCACGGGGGAGAGCAAGCCTGCATCATCCTCATGGGTGGCCGCTAATCCGACGCACTACCTGGAAGTGCGGAACATTCCGGGTACGCGGCGCCGCGAAGCGGTAGCCCAGGTGACGGCAATGGATTCGCTGAACATCAAGTATCTGGCCGTGCGTAGCCAAGACTGGACTAGTGTCGACGTGATGACTCACCTGTTAACCGATGCTGAACGGCGCGCTAAGGCGCTGGCGGCACTGGCCGACACGCTCGGCTCAAGCGGCTGGCTCATTTACCCCACACGGGAGCCGCTAACCCACGGCGGCCTGGTCGCAATCAAGGATAGGAATCAGGTTCAGGTGTATTCGAATGGTGACGTGAGCGGATGTGACGACGCGGCAGTCAGGTTCACTAGGGAAGCATTCGAGGTTGCGCTCGAGCGGGCACAAGCCAGCTAGTCGGGATGGTCGGCCACGACAATGCGTGGCCGCTCCACCTCACCTAGAGGACATAGCGCAGCGCGAAACACGGTCCGCCGTTGAATAACGCTTGCGCGCGTTGGTTGAGAACTACATAGAGGAAAGGCCATAGGTGGCAGGCACCGCACGCACGGCGCCGCCTCGCGTAGTCGATACAGTCTGCCCGCCTATGAGTCACCTAGACCGCCCTACTGTCTGATACCTACCGACAGAGGTTTGCTGTGATCCGAATTGGTCTAGGTGGCCCATAGGTGACCCACAAGGCGTGGGACCTAGAAAGGGAGCATCGTGGATTACTACGTGAACAGCGTCGATCAGTTGAATGAGGCGATCGACGATGGCGCAGATTTCGCAGACTACATCCGCCTACAGGACGGCACGGACCTTACCGGCGTGAACGTGCCCCGGGACCTGGATTTCCGTATCGTCAAAGGGGGTCACGTCACTGTTGATTCATCCCTGCCTGCATGGTTCGTTTTCGAGCGTGATTGTTCGCTCACGGTAATCTGGGATGGGGTGTATGTTCTCAGTTTCGGCGAGCCGTACAGCGGCGTGAGCGCTTCGGTGCGGCTGGTCGGATGGCCGGAGGATGGTGGTGAGTTGCACGCCTTAAGGGAGATACTCGAGCGCTACGGCGTCACTGTTCTGGTCGGGGAGGATGACGCCCGCCGCCCCTGCGAGCGCGTCGCCCTCAGTGACATTCAGGTGTCTGGTCCGCCTCACTATGTCTGGCTAGGTGAGGCGCTGGTCGCTAACGGGGCGCCGGAGAACACGAAGGACCTGCAGTCCTGGGACTTGCTTGACGCCCTCTTCCCCGACAACCCGCATCTATGGAACGTTGGGAAGTACCTCACCAGATTCGGGCGTAAGGGAGACGCGAGCAAGCGTCTCGAGGACTTACGCAAGGCCGCCACCTACCTCGAGCGGGCCATCAAGGCGGAGGAGAACCGTGCCAGCTAACGCGCCGCTAGAGCACCGACTCATCACGCACGCTGACATGCGGCGCATGGCCGACGGCGCCACGGTCTACGATGACCTCAACCAAGCATGGGTTAAGCGTGGCCCGTGGTGGCACCTGGACGACGGCGACACTCGCCTACTCGGCACAGAGCTCAAGCGCCTATCAGCGTGGCTGTACGTGCTCGAGCCATTCAACCCTGCCCGATACATCTGGCAGCACTAACCCCACACACGGAAGGAACACTCACCATGACCACGCACATCGACGCCAAGGACGTAGCCCACCAGTTGGCCAGCATGTGGCCCCATGCCCGAATGCACGTAGCACCTACTCCCATGGGGTACACGGTGGTGCTTGGCGCTACAGCGGCCGAGCTCGCCCCGGACTGGTGGACCGTGCGCAAGCCCGGCCAGCCGGATCGGTATTGGGGGTACGTCGAATGCGATGAGGTCGTCATCGCGGACACGCTAGCTGAGGCGAACGCCCATAACCATCATGACTCCGTGCGGGGTCGCGTTACTGCGTTCGATCAGCGCTTGAAGGTGCGGCGCGTCGGGGACGTGTACAGCATCACCACGGCGGAATCGGAGACCATCACCATTGCTCCGGTCGGGGGCAGGATCGCCGTGACCGCCGGCGGTGTGACCCATTATGTTGCGACGATGGGGAACGCGATCATGGCCGTTGGGTCTCTGGTGGCGTCCACGAAGTAGCTTCCAGAATAGGGGCCTCCCAAAAGAATAGGGGCCTCCCAACGGAACAGGGGTTTCCCAAAAGAATAGGGGCCTCCCAGGAAAGGAACACAGATGGCAGAACAGGTAACAGTCCACCAGGCACTAAGTAAGGTCATGGCGGACGTTCAGGCAGTCAGGAAGGACAGCAAGAATCAGGCCCAGCGATTCAACTTCCGTGGCATCGACGCGGTAATGAACGCCGTAGGGCCCGCACTCCGCAAGCACGGAGTGACCATCCTCCCCGAAGATGTTGACGTACATCGAACCAACGGGACCACAGCGAACGGCAAGCAGACCGCAGAGGTGGTCGTCAAGGTCACCTACCGGGTCTACGGGCCCTCCGGTGACAGCATCCACGGGAAGGTCGCAGCCGAGGCAATGGACTTCGGTGACAAGGCGATCGCCAAGGCGATGAGTGTCGCCTACCGGACGTTCCTCCTGCAGGCGCTCACCATTCCCACGGATGAGCCTGACCCGGACAGTGAGTCCTACGAGAGGGGGGTTCCCAGCGGAACAGGGGTCTCCCAGGAGAGTAGGGCCTCCCAGCGGAATACCCCCCTCCCAGCGGAACGGGGGGTTCCCAAGAGAACAGCCGCCGAACAGTGCGGAGCGATACTTGACGGTTTCTGCTCCATCCACCATCTGAACGGCGACAAGGTCCGTGAGGAGTACTTCGCGGCCGGAGGCAGGGACAACCCTGACATGCTCAGGGCGTGGCTGGCACAGAACTACGGGGCAGGGAAGGTCCGATGAGCAAAGAGAACGCACTCCGCAAGGCGGCCATCGCGGCGCACATTGCCAAGGTAGCCTCCCAGGAGAAGAAGAAGGCCCTCAAGGAACTCGAGGAGTACATGGCGCCTGGGGACACATCCAAGCCCATGATCGATGGCCTCCAGGTCGGTACGGTGAGCGTCAGCGCGCCGCAGCCCCGATACCAGGTGGTGGACGAGAAGGCCCTAGTGGCCTGGCTCGAGTGGAACAAGCCTGACGCCGTGCACAAGGTGCCTGCCCCATGGTTTGTGGCAGCGGCAGCCCTGGATGGGTTCATCAAGCAGACCGGGGAGGTCCCCGATGGTGTTGAGGTCGTCCAGGGTGACCCGCGCATCTCGGTGCGCATCTCAACATCCCAGGAGGAAGCCATCCGGGAGCTCATCTCCACTGGGGACATCAGCATCCTCGAGATCGAGTCCGGAGATGCATAGAAAGGGGGCTCCCAAGAAAACAGGCCCCTCCCAGGAAACAAGGGAGCTCGTGTACGAGAGAGATGGTTACCGGTGTGCCCGCTGCGGCAGGCACGCCGGTAACGGCCCCATGAGCATCCAGCATCGGAGGGCCCGAGGCATGGGTGGCACGCGCCAGCCGAACACGAACAGCCCCAGCAACCTCATCCTCCTCTGCGGGGATGGAGTGCGAGGCTGTCACGGTCACGTCGAGCAGAACAGGTCGGAGGCCCGTAAGGAGGGCTTCAACATCCCGCAGTTCGTAGCCAACCCAGAGAGCATCCCGGTCAAGTACTGGGATGGGAGGACCTACAGGCTCACCGACGAAGGAGGTAGAGAGTGCTTGGCCTAGAAGAGGTCACATACACGTACGCGACCATCACGTGCGACTGGCCCGCATGCACTAACCGCATCAACTTCACCCCAGGTCCGCGGGATGCGCGTCGTGAACGCGCCGACATGTCCGCACTGTGCGACCTGGCATCAGATTGGGGTTGGCTGATTGATGACGGCCCTCACCCAGAGATTATCTGCCCCCACCACAATCAGAAGGAGATGAAATGACTACGTTCACCGACATTGCACAGAAGATCACGCAGGACTGTAATCGCAAGGATGAGCGCCGCCTGCACATTATTGGGCGATGGCATGCCATGCTGGGGTGGATTCGAGTTGCGATCGTCGAGATCGAGGGACGCCAGGAAGACAGTGAAGGGGGCGAGAGCGAGATAGCCTACTGCCTCATGGACATTGCCGCTGGGGCTGTAGCCATTCTCCAGCAGGTCGGAGTGAGCGACCCGGCGGCGGCGTTCGTTGACGAGTATGCTAAGGCGTCCGCTAAGCACCCCGGAATGACGCTCGACAGCGATAGCCATACCGACGAGTCGCGTTTCTACGCATTGGCTGAGGAGGTCGGGGAGGTTTGCGCCGCTCTCACCTACGACAACAAGGCTGACACCGGTCACAACTCAGACCTCATCAGTGAGGTCACCCAGGTTGGTGGACTCGCCATCGCCTGGCTATCGCGATTCAAGGAGATGAAATGAGCGCTGACGATAAGGACATCCAGGACCGCCTAGAGCGGATTCGGACCCGAGTGGACAACTGGGAGCGGGGCAAGGGGTATCGACCTAGCGAATTGCCCCAGGATGTGCCCGTGCATGACGTCATCTTTCTCTTAAAGCACATCGGCGACCTAGAGGTCGAGGCCCGCGATAATGGTGTGGGGGAGGATCGACATAATGCCCCCCTCGAAGAGTGTGAGAGCTCTCGCTCGCGCGAATATACCGGTAACGGCAGCGACCTGCCCCCTGGCACCATTGTAATCGACTGCCAAGGCGACTCCTGGCAACGCGGCACCACTTCCTGGATATGTGCCTATGGGCTGCAGGAGGCGCACCTCGCTAAGATATGGGGTCCGTACACCATTGCCTACACCCCCAAGGAGAAGTCATGACCGCTATACTCACGGTTACGCTACTGATCGCGTTCGCGGCGCTCGTGTACGCAGTCTATAAGGGCGGCCAGTGCGAGGTGCTCGCCATGGAGAATGCGCGACTCCTTACTTCAACTCAGAGCTGGAGGACGGCTTACGAGAACGTGAGAGATGAGAACCGAGCTGCTACCCATCTAGGCGGTATTCGTGGCGAGGACTCGTAAGAGCGCCAAGGCCGCCGGGGCGCGGTTCGAGAGAGTGGTCGCCGACTACCTCGCCGAGGAGTTGGCTGACGACAGGATCGACCGCGCCCCCAAGGCCGGGGCCAAGGATAAGGGCGACATCGCCAACGTCCGCATGGGCGACCACAAGATCGTCATCGAATGCAAGGATGTGGCACGCATGGACCTGCCGAAGTGGACGCGCGAATCCCGGGTTGAAGCTGAGAACGCGGGCGCCCTCGTCGGCATCGTTGTCCACAAGCGACACGGAGTTGCCAAGCCTGGCCAGCAATGGGCTACAATGACACTCGGAGACCTCACCAGACTCCTGAAAGGAAACCAATGAAAACCATCCCCGGCTACCTCAGTAAGAATGAGGCGGCCCACATGCTCGGCATCACCCGCCGAACACTCGACCGACACATCCAGAAGAGCAAGACACCCACCTTCCGATTCGTCGGAGACCCCACCATCTACGTCCAAGAACACGACATCAAGAAACTCCTCTCACCCATCCGAAAGGCAAACTAACCATGGCATGCGACATCACCGTCGAAGGCAACCTCGGCCAGGACCCCGAGGTCAAGTACACGCAGTCCGGACAGCAGATCACCGAGCTCCGAATCGCCGCTACCGCATCCCGCAAGACCCAGGACGGCAGTTGGGAGGACGACGGAGACCCCCTGTGGGTCACCGCCTCCTTCTGGGGTGAGCAGCACGGCCACCTCGCCGACACCCTCAAGAAGGGCGACAAGGTAACCGTGACCGGCCTCCTCATCCAGCGCGGATGGGACGGCAACGACGGTCAGCGGCGCACCAGCCTGGAGGTGAAGTTCCCCCGCTTCCGCGGTGTCATCCCCCGCCGCAGCAGCCAGCGGCAGGCATCCTTCAACGCCCCCAAGGGCGGCCAGCAGGGCGACCCCTGGGCCAACGCGGGCGCCCCCTTCTAATGTGGAACTGAAACGCAAGACAACCCACCCCCACTCTAGGGGGCAGGTCATCTGCGACGCCTGCTTCACCCCAATCAGGCAAGGGCTCATGTACCGGAGGGACACCTGGAAGGACGGAACCTACCACTGGTCCCTCCGGTACTGCCCGGACTGCTGGCTCATCCTTGACGAGGTAGAAGCCACAACACACCCAACATACGGCGGCCCAGGCGCCGAACACTACGAGCAATGGGCGGCCACAAACACGGAAATCAGCAAGGCTCAGGCATGGATGATGCGCGCATGGCCCAGCTAGAAAGGTACACATGGTAGACATCAAGCTCCACGGCACCCAGTGGATCGCCCGCATCGAATGCACCCAGTGCGGCATCACCTGCATCGAGCAGGCGCACCCGCGCGCCAAGCCCTGGGTGGCGGTCGAGTCCACCATCAAAACCACGGCCCGCACCCTCGGCTGGAAGGTCGGAGCAGAGACGGCTATCTGCGGAGCCTGTAGGAGGAAGAAGTGACCAAGAAGTGGCGATACATTGACGCGCGCTGCACATGGAAGCCCCTCGCCCGATACCTCACATGGAAGTGGCGACGACAAGGTTACAGGACAGCATACGTCTCAGTGAGCCCTTGCAAGGCGCTCGTTGGGGCGCTAGACTACAACCATTCCGGTGAGTGACTCCGCTGGATGTGGGATAGGTGAACGGCCCGGGGATTGACCAAGATGTCTCCCCGGGCCGTTGCCATACTCTGAACAGAAAGACAAGACACCAATGACCCCCCTTGATGAAGCCATCATCGAGAACGACCTCCTACCCGAGGACCAGCGCCTCACCAACGTGGAACTCGCCGAGAAGTTCAACACCAGCGAGGCATCCGTCCGCCGCCACCGCGCCAAGCTCAAGCGCCGCGGCGCCCCAGACATGGGCCACGACGCATTCTTCAACGACGTCCCCGTGGACGCCATCGTGCAACGAGGCAAGACCATCCGCCTCCCCGACGGCTCATACGAGAAGATCACCTGGAAGCCCGGAGCCGTCGAGATGGCCGAGGCGCGCAGGCTCTCATTCGAGGACCTGGAGCACGTCTTCCGGGAGCCCCTCATCTCTAAGCCAGCTCCGATCGTCAAGGACGACGAGGACACTCTCATAGTCTGCCTCGCGGACTTCCAGATCGGGAAGGGCGCCAGTGGTGGCGGCACGGAGGACACTATCCGCCTCGTGCGGCGTGCCATCAAGGACATCGCGGACGACATCCGCTTCCGCGACCCCTACAAGCGCATCATCCTCGCCGACGTGGGCGACAGTACGGAGGGGTTCTGGAACGTCGCCAGCCAGGCCCAGACCAACGACCTGTCGCTCACCGACCAGATCAGGACCGTACAGCGCCTCTACGCCGAAGCCCTCCAGGCACTCGCCCCCCTCTGCTCATCCCTCTACTACGTAGCTGTCCCATCCAACCACTGCGCCGTCCGCACCGGGCCCGGCAAGAACAGTCGCGCCAACGCCCCCGATGACGACTTCGGAATCATGATCTCCAAGAACATCGAGGACATCATCGCCGGGCGCCCCGGATACGAGCACGTCACCTTCCACCGCCCTGAGAAGTGGGAGGAAGCTGTCACCGTGGATGCCGCCGACGGGACCCGCATCGGCTTCACTCACGGCCATCTCGCGGGCTCACAGTCCAAGGTGCCGGGATGGTTCAGAGACCTCGCGTTCGGCCGCCGTAGCGGCCTCTACGACGCCAGAATCCTAGTCCACGGGCACTGGCACAACTTCGCCGTGAGCCAAGCCGGGGATGCGCGCTGGATCATCTCATGCCCGTCGGCCGACCGCGGCTCAGACTGGTGGACGAACCTGTCAGGCGACTCCACCAAGCCCGCCATCCTCACCTTCGAGGCCCAGGGCGGCAACGCCTCATCCTGGGAACTCTACTCATAGAAAGGAGGTGAGTATGCGCTGGTATTGGGATGCCACACTCGGCAAGGCGCTGAGTGGCTGGCGTTGGAAGCTGCACCACCTCTGGTGAGATAACACAAGGCCCCCGCTTGTAATCGACGTGATACAAGCGGGGGCCTTGTTCTACCCTCAGGCGACCTTGCGGATCACGAGGTCGTGGACGTAGAGAGTCGGGATCGGCGCCTCCAACCAAACACCCCAGGTGTCACCGACATTCGGGTCCACCTGCAGCGGCTCGATGTCAAGCTCCAAGACCTGACGCTCGCCCTTGTGGACCTCAAGGGTAGTGATCTTCGCGCCCTGGTCGGCCTGGGCTGGGTGCCCTTCCTCCTGGAAGCGGCGCACCGTGTACAGGTTCGCCTGCCCCGTCTCCTCGCCAAAGTTCCCGCCCGGGAACGAGTAGCGGAGGGTCATGTGCCACTTCCCGGCCGAGGGGCGCAGCTGCTCGAGTCCAGTGGAGAGAATCTGGTGCTGGAAGTCCAGTCGCACCCCGTCCCCGGTCTCGGCGGCGTTGATCTTCGGCCACTCACTGATCGGGGGGAACAGGCCGGGGTTCGTCGAAATGGGAGACTCCGGCCGAACGACGATCGTCCCTAGGGGAGTGTCTGCCGGAACCGGCTCGCCCTTATCCAGTCGCAGCACGCGAGGGGATACCGCCAGGTTACGGGCGAGCTGCTGCGTCAGCTCCTCAGCGTGCTCAGCGATACGCTTCGTTGCCTCCCCATCGGCCTTCGTCTGCTCCGCCGCCGATCGAGTGGCACGGATGCTGTCACCCATTGCGGCCACCTGCGCCTTCGTGGCGTAGGCGGCATCGGCGGCCTCCTTCGTGAGCGCCTTACCTGCAACCACCTTGGCCTCCACGGCATCCGCTGCAGCCTTACCGGCTACCGTGCGAACCTGCTCAACCTTCACGTTGACGGCATCGACGTCAGCCTTCGTTGCCTTCCCGGCCAACTCCTCCTTCGTGGCCAGCTTGGAGGTGTCAACCTTGGGGGGCACGTCGTTGACCTTCACCCCCGACGCCCCGATATTGATGGTCACCTGCGACGGCAGGCACTGCCCCTGATTATCCTCTGACATGCGTCTCCTTACGCCTGGAACTCGATACTTGCGGGCACCTCGCGGGCACCATCCCACACAGTCACGGTGGCGGCAGACTCGCGGGCGCCATCCCACACGAACACCGGCTGCACCTTGACGGGCGTCTCATAGATCTTCAAGGACGAGATCACCGCATCACCCGAACCGGCAGGGACACCAATCGACGGCAACCACCTGGGAGCCGTACTAGCGGGAAGCTCAACCTCAGCCACCACCTTCGTCTGCCCCTGCGGGAGCGCGACATTAGCGATATCGAACGGCCCATTGATCTTCACCTTGTTGTCGTTGAACCAGTTCACGCGAAGGTCGATGCGGGCCTCCGCAGTGTCCTGATAGTCGACCTCGAAGGTGAACTTGCGGGAGCCGACAGGCATGGCTGCACTGTCGTAGGGTGTGGTAGACGCCCCTGCAGGGAGGGTCGCCCCGTCACCCTGCCGGGAGCCCTTACTGCGCCACCACGCCCCCAGAACTGGGAAGATGCTATCTGCCACTATGCGTCCTTCCTGACGATGATCGTACCCGCCGGAGTGTCGGCCGGGATAACATCACGCTTACCAAGGGAAAGCACCTTAGGTCGCGTACGCAATTCCTCCACCTCAAGCTTAAGCGGCAGATAGCCCTTAAGCCACGGCACCACGAGCTCGAGGACGTGCTGCGACGGCGGGTTCGCGTAGGGGTTGCCTACCGGCGCCCACTGGCCGCCCTGCTGCGGGTCCTCGCGCAGCTGCCCGTCCGTGATGTACAGGTGGGCGATGCCAAGCTTGTCGGCCTTGTCGAACACGCTCTTGTAGTTCTCGGAGGTGACGCCGTGGACGACGGCCCACCAGCGGGTCGACGGGTACGCCTTCATGTGGTCCGGGAGGATCGGTGTACCGGGGTCCTCGACTAGGAACGCGGAGGCGTCCTTCTCAAACATCATGCACACGTCAAAGTCGAGCTTGCACATGGCCTCGGAGATGTTCGAACCCGAGTTGATGACGATGAGGAACTCCTTGCCATACTTGGCCCTGATCTTGTCGATGAGGGACTTGTAGGCGGGGATGCGTCCAGCCTGGGCGCCCCAGCCGTTGATGGCCTCGTCGAGGAAGACGCCCTGGCAGACGTCCCCGTACTGGGTCTTAGCCTTATCGATCTGGGAGAGGATGTACGCCTCCGTGTACTTGTCCACGTCAGGGATGCCGTTACGGCCTGCATCGCCCTGCGGGAGCGTCGCGGCCAGGTACTGGGTCTTCACGTAGAACACCGCACGCTTCGCGCCAGCCGCGAGCGCCAGCTCAGCCTGCTTCTCGAAGTCGACGTTGAACTCATCCCAGTTGCCGCTGTTACGGTTCAGGATGACGATACCGAGGGAGCCCGCGAACTTAAGGATGCTGGCCCACTTCGAGGTCTTGCCGGGCTTGCCGTCCTCGTAGTAGTCGGGCCAGAAGTAGGTGACGGGGGAGTAGTAGCGCTCGCCGGACTTGAAGGGGGTGATGGTCTTGCTGAGGGTGTCGACTCGGAGGGTGAGGGCGTTGGCCGCCTCTAGGGTCTCGTACTGCGCCAGGAAGCGTTCGAGGTTCTGCTGCTGGACGAAGGTGCTGTAGGCGTCATCCCGAGTCAGGTAGGAGGACAGGTCTACATGCCCGCCAGCCTGGGCCTGGCTGAGCTCGGCCTTGGTGGCGTAGGTAGATGCCGCCTCAGCCTTCGGTAGGGCGGCGTCAGCGATCGCTCGCGCATTGCGGATGCTGTCACCCATGGCGGCCGCCTGCACCTTCGTCGAGTAGGTGCTGGCCGCGGTGGCGGCGGTGAGGTAGTCAGAGAGGGCCGCCTGGGTAGCGTACTTACTGTCCGCAGCAGAGGCGGTCACGTACTGGCCGAGGTCAGTCTTCTTGGCGTACTTCCCATCCGCAGCCTCGGCGGTGACGAACCGGGACGTGTCGGGGACCGTGGGGATTGAGCCCTTCACTGTCTCCAGCGCAGACTTCGTTGCGTAAGTCGATGCCGCCTCAACCTTCGGAAGCGCCGCGACGGCCGTAGACTTTACGCCCTCGATCTTCGCGCTCAGGGCATCATCAGCCTGACGCATCTCTGTCTTCGTGGCGAACCCAGACAGGTCGGGAGACTGCTGTCCGCCACCGCCGAGCTGCGCCTGGGCGAGGGCGGCCTTCGTAGCGTAGGTGGTGGCTGCATCCCCGGACGTCAGGTAGGCGCCGAGGGACTCCTTGGTGGCGTAAGTCTCCGACACCGAGGCGGTGGTTGCGTACTTGGCGAGCTCAGCCTTCGTGGCGGCAGAGGTGGCGGTAGAGTCGATGCGCTCACCGAGCTTCCGCTCAGTGGTTAGCGCCTCAGCCTTGGTGGCATACGTGGTGGCAGCCTCAGCCTTGGGGAGAGCCGCGTCAGCCGAGGCCTTCACGGCGTTCAGGCGAGACGACAGCGCGTCATCCCCACGAGTCACCTCCTCCTTCGTCGCCAGCGTCGAAGTATCCACCTGACGCCCCTCAGACGCCTTCCGCAGAACCTCCAGCTCCGCCTTAGTGGCGAAAGTGCGGTCAGCCTTCTCCGTGCTATACCAAGTCAGGTTAGTCATTCGTCCTCCATGCGAGTACTCCATCCCCGACCTCGATGACGTCGGGGGCGTTGATTGCTTCCAGGGTGCCGTCTCCGATGTCGCGGACACGTCGACCATCACGGTCGGACGGGTCTTCAATGGCGATACCGGAGAAGATGTCTACGAGGTCAACCTCAGTCCCTGCGATGATGCGCGCGTTGATGCAGCGCGTGAGTCCAGTGTCGCCGGGGATGTTCACGCACACACGGTAGTTGCACTCACCCTCGGGGAGGATGCTCGGGGCAGCAATGCTCAGTGAGGGCTGTCCGTCATGGTCAACCAGTACGCCGTCAGGGCGGAGCCTGCCTGCCGCATAGTGTGCGATGAGGGCGTTAGTGGAATCCACCTCAACGCCCTTGTAGCGGGGGAGTGGAGTGAACTCCACGCTCCCCATGCGGCCGAGCCCCTCAGGGCCGACCACCTTACCTGTGATGCGCGCGTACCCCTGGGTCATGAACTCTCCTGACGTCGACTTGTTACAACCTTCACTCTATCAATCCGATCGTGAAGATTGGAGACCTCATCGTAAAGGTGAGCTCTGTCAGTGCGCGCATCATTCCTGACGCCCTCAACCTGCCCCTCCAGGCCCTGGAGCCTGCGAGACTGGTCGCTCACGCTATCCCTGAGTGCCCCCACCACCTCAGTGAGGGCATCCATCTTGGAGGTCAGGTCATCGAAGCGCATATCTAGGTCGTCTCGCAGGTTGGTGGAGTGGTTGTTGTGCACCCCCTCGGATGCGGATTCAGCGGCGTCGGCTGCGCGGGCGACATGAACACCAAGGCGCTCCAGCCGCTCCTCATTCAGTGCCTGCTGTCTCTTAAGCCTACTTGCGAGGCGAGCAACCAGCGCAGCCAGCAGCGCGACCGTAGCCGCAATGAGATCAGGCGACGTGAATATCTGGCCTATCGGCAGGACGCTATCTACTGGCTGCACTGGTCACTCAGCTCGCGTGACGGGGAGTGTACTCGACGGGTGCCGTGGCGATCGCCTTGTCCGTCTCCTTCGCGTCAGCGAGGGAGGTCAGGACGCTCGCCAGGACGGCGGTCGCAGCGATACTGAGCGCACCCTTCCAGTCAATGTCGAGAATGCCGACACCCACAACGAAGGTAGCAAGCAGGGACTGGGCGAAGGTCTTCACGGCACGGTCGAAGACGCCATACCAGAATGAGGCGCGAGCGTAAATGCTCATGCACTCACCTCTTTCAGGAACAACTAGGGGGCAGGACTTCCGCCCCACCCCCTAGTTTACACTGCGTCAAACGCGGTCACATAAGCCGGAACGACCCCGAGCGCGAGCGGTTCAGCGCCTCCTGGAGGGCCGCCCACGTGGCCTCGCCAGGCTCACCGTCCACGTAGTCACCGAACGACCAGCCCGCAGCGAACCGGTTCCACATGTCCGGCGCGACTGGCTTCACCCAGCACCACGCCCAGTACTGGAAGACGCGCACCACATGGGAGTCCCAGCCTCGATCCTCGGCCAGCTTCCCCGAGCCGGTGAGCATCTTCTGGGAGTGCTCAGGGACCGTCTTGTTCAGGTAGCGGCGCAGGTTGGCGACAGCATAGAGCTCGTTGTAGCCAGGGGCAAAGACGTCGATGAGGCGCTGCACCGTGGCGGGCCCGTATTCGCCGTCCACCTCGAGAGCTCCAGCCGTAGCGACGGGGGTTGGGGCGCCGGAGATGACCTGGCCGCCGCCGATCATCCGGTCCCAAGTAGCGCGGTCGCGCAGGCGGTTCAGATCGAGAGTGCCGTTGTAACCGGGCAGCCTACCATCCTCCGTGTACTGGTGAATCAGCGGGGAACCCCAGTAGGAGACACTCGGGACGGCAGGGTCACTGTAGGAGGCGCCGTAGTCCGAGTAGTCCGGGCCGCCCGCATACCAGAGGGGGTACGCGCTGGCCGTGGCCGACCAGTCGTAGCCATTCAGGGCACTGCTGTTCATGTAGATGCCGGGCGTGGAGCCGGTCATCCCCCTCACGGCGTCGAGGAAGGTCTTCGCCCAGCCAGGCCCCTGCTCGACGGCGTTCGCCTCCCAGTCAAGCCAGAGAGTGGCCTTACCCACGTAGCCACGCACAGCGTCTACGAAGTAGCGGGCCTGGGCGGCTGCGTCACCCGGGCGGGCGAAGTGGTAGAAGCCCAGGCGCTTACTGGCCCCGAGCGTGGCGTTAGCCTGCGACCCCATGTAGGGGTTCACGTAGTCGTCATCCTCGGTGGCCTTGACGATAACGAAGTCGGCCCACAGGGCGCCAACGTTGAGTCCGGCCTGATGGCTGGAGATGTCGATGCCGTGCGCGTGCGCCGGGCCAGCAGGGGCGGCCGTAGACGCTGGTGCAGGCTTCGCCTGAGTGGCCTGCCCCTTACGGAACTCAGGCCACTGGCTGAGGAACTTCCCCTCGTCGAAACGATGGCAGCTAGTCCACGCCCCAGACTGGGTGTGCGGATGACTGGAGTAGCGGACGGTACGCGTCTCCCCCCCGGTCTGGTCACCGAGGTAGCCGTCGATGCTCCCATCCTCAGCGATCCAAGCCTCAGAAACGAGAGGGTCGCCACCATCCTCAACGGCGATGACCACATGCCCCCTGCCACCCTCGTTCGCAGCGGAGAGGATCACGTCGCCGACACGGAAACCGCCAGCGGGAGTGAGGTCCGAGTCATTCCACGGGACCTCATTGAAACCTCGAGCCTCAAGGCCAGGGCGCATATTGCCCGTCCAGTGGTCGTTAATCTCGGGGAGGGCGGCGTGCCCCCAGCTGGCCCCGTAGGTGTCGTGGATGCCGTAGCAGATGGCTCCGCAGACGAGGCTGGAGCAGTCGGCGTTCTGGGGGGAGCTCACGTGGCCCTCCCAGTTGGCGTTGGCGTACCAGGTTCGCCGATCAGGCTGGCTGTAGCCGACATCCTCCTGGTCGCAGATTCGGCGGGCGATACGCGCCGCCACAGACTGAACCGTCACTTACTCTCCTTCGTCTTGACGATCTCTTCCTCCAGAGCAGCGGCCCGCTGCTCTGCGATCACTGCCCGGCGCGTCAGGGCGGCGATCTCTGCCGTGAGGGCGTCGATCACTGCGATGGCGTCTACCTGCGGCGCTTGGGGTGTCATAGATCCTCCTGAACTTCCTCTGCTGGGGGTGTCTTTGGTGGCACGGGCGAGGGTCCGTAGCCTCCACGGTCATCATAGGTGACGAATTGGTTGTCCTCGCCGTCCTGGGCGGTCGCTGGCGGGAGCACCCACACCGGCTCCTTGGAGCGGTCCCTGAGGGACACAGTGTCAGTCTTCTCGTCCCACTCGTCGACCTGGCGGGCGCCCTTAACGAGGACGGCTACTGTCTCGCCGGACTGGCCGGATACCTCTACTGACCACGGAGCCACGTCAGCTCCGTAGCCCGTGCGGATCAGCCGGGCCGATGCTGTCGAGGACGTGAGCACGATCCATGGTGCCGTCGGCGAGGCGATCTTGGGAACGTAGTCGGGTAGCACCCACGTAGCGTGCCCGGTCGAGTCGAGCTCGACGTTCTCCCAGTACTCAATCCCGTCATGTGGGGACTCTGTTGAGGCGTGCTGGAGCATCATGTGGCGCTTCTGCCACTCGCCGGGTACACGCATGATGAAGTTCTTGCCGCCTACGGCACGGAAGCCGTCCCTGTCCACGACTACCTGGTGGCTTCCGTCCCAGCTGAGGACCACATTGGTGGCATTCCCCCAGACGGACCTCAGTGCGCTGTTCTGGGAGCGGAGCCGAAAATTGTCTCCCTGAATGTACAGGTGTGAGTCGTAGCCGCCTACGGTAATGGATGCACTGTAGTCGTTTACCTGGAAATTGCCCTTACCTGCCGCCCCTGCCCCGAACCCTGTCCTGCTGAGGTTCATTTGCCAGGTGGAAGTCTTCCCCGAATACACGGATAGCCCGCTTGTGGCCATCCTCATGTTGGGGGTGCCGTTATCGTAGCTCGATGGTGCCTGTAAGTAGAGGATGCCTCCAGAGACAGAGGGGTCTTCCTTGAAGGTGATGAGCGCCGGGTACTTGTATGGGAACACCTTGGAATTCATGGAGAGGCCCACGCCCCAGCGATCCCCGCGCTGGCCGACGTCATTACCGGATATATTCTCCACGATGTCGATAAATTGGGCGATCGACCACGAGTCCTGGATGCCGACATCGCCGAGTACCTTCACCCTGCCCGTGGCTGCATCCACCTCGAATGAGGTTCCCCTGCCGTTTGACGTGTAGGCCCGGATGCCTGTCGAGTCGATCTTGACTCCGCGCTGGTTGTTGCGCTCGGTCTGGATGGTGGCGCCGGTGATGACCTGTCCGTCGATAGCGCCGCCCTGGATGTTGGAGGCGTTGACCGAGTTGGCGGCCAGCATCCCGGCCTTGATCTGCTCGAACTCGGCCGCCCCGGCAGTGACGATCTCGGTCCATACGTGGTGGGCGGTGGCGTTCACGAAGGAGGCGTTCCCGGTCACGGTGAGCTGGTCGGTCGTGATCTCCAGGAAGCGGCCAACGTCGGAGGCGATCTTCCGGGCCGTGACCTCGGCGATGCTGGCCGAGCCCGCGGTCAGCTTGCCCACGTCGAGGTTGCTGATCTGCTCGCTGGTAACCTTCATGCGCTCCCAGCTGGCGCCATCCCAGCGCCACTCCGCCACGATGTCGAGGGTCTGGGCGTCCTGTACGCGGCAGGTGTCGCCGACGGACTGCCCTGAGAACGGGGGCAGCGTGTCGGCTGTTCCTCGAATGTAGGACACTTCACCCATAGAGGTGCGGATACGGCGCACGGCGGACTCCATGGTCGCTGCCGTGAGCTTGGAGATTGTCTTGGAGTAGTCGTCGCCGGCTTCCTCCCAACGCCACCCTTTCGGGGAGTAGACGATCTTCGAGCCGGGTGCGGTGCGGGAGTTGGTCGGGGAGGATTGGCCCAGTGCGGCGAAACCTGGGGTGGTTACGTACTGCCCGCCACGCCCACCCTCGGGGGCGCCCTTCCAGTTCTCGGGGCCTGCCATTAGGAGACCTTAATGATGTAGGGGAGCCCGAAATAGGGGGTGCGGATGTCGATGGTCTCACCGCGCCCCACCTCGGTAGCGATCGGGGATCGGTCGGCGCGGTTGTTGCCCGTTGAAGTCAGGTACGTGTATCCGCCGTTGCCGATGCCGATGTCCTTGTCTGCCTTTCGGGCCTGGAAGCGGGCGTTAGAGTCAGCCACCTCACCAATTTCGTGAGTGTGTGCAGGCATCTGATTGATGGTGAGGTTGATACCCTCGCGGCCGCCCCTGGACCCGATGAGGTACTGGGAGCCCTCACTGGATCCGACAATGCCCCTGCCTCGGATGTCGGGGATGCGGAAGTTGGAGGTGGATGTCGACCCGTAGGTAGTTCCGATGGCGGCGAACAGCTTGCCGTAGGTGTTACGGTCCAGTACGCGGCCATCGCAGCGCATCCACCCCTCGGGGTCGCGCTCGGCGCCGAACATGGCGATGGTGCCGATTGGGATTGCCTTCTCCAGCATTGTGCGGATGCCCTGGGCGATCGACTGGACCTGCTTCATAATCTCGGCTGGCTGCCCCGCTACCACGCCTTCAAGAGTAGTTACCCCTCGTGTGGCAGCGGAGATGCCATCCTCGATCCTAGTGAGGTCCGCTGCGGTGATTCGAGTCTCGTTCACCCCGAATCCATCCCGCCATTGCTTGGGGGCCACATACTCCTGCATCACTTATCTCCTTCTGCCCTGAGGACGAAGATTCGCCCGTCTGGCGCGATCCACATGCTGGACCCTATTACCCCATCATCCGGGGGAACTGGCCCCGACGAGACAAGATTGACGGCAACCTGAGTCATCGCCTCAGTAAGATGCCGCATCTCCCTCAGTGTACCCTCGCGCGCAGCCTGCTGCATAGCCGAGCTACCCTTGAGCTTATCTTCCACCTTCTTAGCGATGGCATCGGAGTCGATCGACTGCTCGAGAGTAATAGTCGCTTTGGGCCCCCACGCGGATTTGTTACCCATACGGTCATACGACCTAAGGCACACCTCGTACTCGCGCATCTCCAAGCCGACAACCGATGTCCGCTGCATCGGGGCGATCATGTCTGCCGTGCGCCCCTCGGCCGCGCCAGGGAGCTGCACGGACACCTCGACGCCCGCGAAGTCCGCAGGCATGTTCTGGCCGTCCTTGCCCGCGTAGTCCCACCACACGCCCAGCACGCCGAGCACCTGCGACAGGATCGGCTTGGACGGAACCGGCGGGGGCTCGACGTCTGACGCCACCTCGAGAGTCAACGGGTGAGACCAGGACCCAACTCCGTCATTAGTCTGGGCTCGCACCGTGAAGTCAACCCTGGCCCCAGGCCATAAGTCCCCAATGGTGGCTCGTGTAGTGTCGGCGCCCTGAACCACTAGCGACCCGGAAGCGATCGCCCCCTTCAAGGTCTGCTTCCAGGACACCTCATAGGACACGACATCCACTCGGCCACCCAGGGTGTCAGTCTCGACCCTGCCCCACTGGATGTCGGCGACACCGACAGGCCAACCGCTGCTGCCGATGACGGCCCTGCTGGTCCCCGTTAGGCCCTGGGGGGCGAGGGGCCAGTACTTCGATGCAGGGGGCTGCGGGCGCACGCCGTTACCTGAGGTGGAGGCGAGCCCAACGATGCCCTTAGTGCGCTTCGTCAGGCGCCCCAGGAGGCTGTCGAGCACGGTCCCGAAAGTCGTGTGGCCGACGACCATTCCGTTCTTCTGGGTGACGCTGATCTGGGCTACCTGCAGGCGCTCCATACCAGCTGCCCGCTCCACCATGATCCAGTCCCCGAGGCGATAGTCGACCCAGGGGAGGAGATGCACGTCGGTGGCGGCCCACTCGCGCTTAATCTCCTCGCTCACGTGCGCCCCCGACTTGAGGGTAGCCTCGGCGACAAGACGCGCAGTGGATTCCAGCTCCACGCCGCCGGCCTCCACGACCTTCTCGACGCGACGCATCCCCTTAGGGGCAAGGTCGTTGTGGATGAGCCACGTGCGGCCACCCTCGCCCTTCACGAGGACGTCGGTGCACATGTCGGCCCAGGTCGCCGCCTCGGGGGCGCCGGTGAGCGTGGTTGCGAGGGGCCACCGCTTCGAGGCCGTAAGGTCCCTCGCCTGAGTCGTATCGGCGTTGTACACCTTGAAGGTGCGACCCTGCCACACCGTGTCGATCATGCCGAGGTCGCGCAGGGAGTCGACGATCTGGAGGAGGCTGATCGTAGGGTCGAAGTAGAGGGTGACGACCTTCGCCCAGTCCTGGTTCGAGGAGTCCTTCGTGGTGTTCGCGTCCAGGGTGAGACCCGCACCCCAGCCGCGCTTGACGGCGTTCTGCCAGACCGTACCGATGATCGTCCCCGCGTTGCGGGACAGGAACTTGAACTTCCCTTCCTTGTCCTTCGCTTCGATGGGCACGGACCAGATGAGCGCCTCTTTCATGTAGTCGCTCACATGGACGGCCTGCACCTTGCGCGAGTCCGTGCCGTCGTTGACGAGGTTGTGCTCGGTCTTCTGGGTGATGAACCGCGCATCCGGCAACTCCTCCCAGTCTATCCCGTTGAAGGTTGCCTCAACGGCGACCTCAACCTCGCGCTCCAGCACATCCCCGCGGATGGCATTAGGGCCGGGCGCATAAGACATGGATAGAGTGGGGGTCTTCCCGCGCGGCGTGGTGACCGTCATCTCCAGGATATCGGGCACGACCCCGATCCTCGCACCCTGCACCTCGTAGGCGACGGCACGCAGCTGCATGCCGGGGAAGTAGTCGCGGCGCATCAGTAGGCCCTCCTCGCCTGAATGACTCCCGTGGTGCCGGTGACCTGGAGGACGATCTTGCCCTCATGGTTCGGGGTGAGCTGGAAGCCCTCGGGGGACATGCTGATCTCCGCGGAAGCGTTCACCGCGCCGCTCAGTGGGTACCACCGCTCGGACACCTGCCTCCATGCGGAGTACTTGCCGACGTCAATGAGGAGTCTCTGCCCCGGCTCCATGGTGCCCCGCCAGGTGATCGACGAGCCGGATGTCTGGTCGACGATCGTGCACGTGTTTCCTGTGGGGGTGAGTTTCAGGATTGCGTCGGAGATAGGGGCGGCGCCCCCGGCGAGCCGGGACAGGTCATCCAGCTGGGTCTCAATGGTTGCGGTGTCCCTCCAGACACCCTCCACGGCCTCGAACACGACCGTGGTGTCGATGGCCCACTCCCCATATCGCCAGGCCGGCTGGGACACGCTCACGAGCCGCACGAGCGCATCCCTGGGGCTAACGCCCGCAGGATGGTGCTGGAGGGTGGTCAGCTTGTTTGAGGCCCTCAGAACGGCCATGAGCGCCTGGAAGTTGCGATCCAGATCAGCCCGATCCGCTCCCTCAACCATGAACGCAACCGTCACTTTGAAGGTATCCACCTTCAAGCCAGCGCCATCAAGGATGCCGCTACGGAACGGCACCTCCGTGCTCGTAAGGCGCGGCGCCGGGACCGCAGGGAGGAGTGTACCCTGCATGACGCGCCACTTCCCCGGCCGATCCAGGTCAACCCCATTCAGGGAGTACTCGCTACTCATGACACCATCCTAGATGCTCGACGCGAGGCGGATGCCGTCAGCGACATCATCTCGGGTCTTGGAGTCGCTCTGCGCCTGCGGGTAGTAGTTGGTGATATTGACGGTCCCGCCAGTGGATGCCTTACTTCCTGCCGCAACGGACGAGAGAGTGTTCAGCGCGTCTCGGGACGGCTTAGCCTTCTCGAATGTCGGCGCAACATGGGCCGCGATGTCCGGGGAGATGTCGTTAGCCAGATCGTCCGTAAATCCCTCCAGGGAGTCCCTAACCGCATCATACTGAGACTCGAGGCCGTCAATGAAACCCTGCATGACGAGTCGTCCAGCATCCCTCAGGATAACCTTATCAACCGGGGCGGGCCCCTTCCACGAAGGAAGGTAGGACGTCAGCGAGGACAGCTTGTTCTGGACTGCCGAGAACATGGAGCTGAGGCCGTTAATGAAGCCCTGAATCACGTCCCTACCGGCGTTCCACAGCCAGGACCCGGCGCCGGCGAAGACATTCCTGATGCTGTTCGGAATGTTGCGCACAGTGTTCAGCATGTTGTTTACCCAGCTGGACACGGTACTCACGATACCACTCCACATGGAGGACGTGATGCTACTGACAGCCGACCAGCCGTTGCTGATGATGCTGCGGACCCAGTTGATGGCACTGGATACCGTGGAGGCGATCGAGTTCCACACGCCCTTGATGGTGTTCCACACGGAGTTCCAAGCCGTGGAGGACATCGACATGATCTGGTTTCCGAAGATACCGAACTGACCCTTGATGAGGTTCCAGATACCCTCACCGATCGTCTTAATGCCATTCCAGGCCCCAGACCAGTCACCCTTGATGACAGCAAGGACAGTCTGGAGGACACCCTTGATGATCTGGATGGCGCCCGTCACCGTAGACATGATCCCGTTCCACGACGCCATCACGAGAGGCATGAGCCACTGCATAACCTTCCCCACCAGCTGGATCGCCGGGATCAGGGCGGACGCCAACTGCTGAACCAAGGCGACGATCGGCGGCAGAATCTGCGGCAGGTACTCGGAGATGATCGGGGCCAACTGGGCGATGATCTCAGAGATCACCGGCACCAGCGCCTGGATCACCGGGAGTAGGGCGGCACCCAACTGCTCAATCACCGGGACGAGGATCGGCACCAGCTGCTGGAAGATCGGAGCCAACCCCTCCACCAGCTGCGCCACCAGGGGCGCGATAGCCTCAAGGAGAGTGCCCGCAACAGTGGCAATAGCGCCGAACGCCTCACCCAGCGCGGGCATAGCCGGAGCGAGCGCCTGCACAGCCACCAGGAGGCTGTTGAAGAAGTTCGCCAACCCATCCTGGAAGGCAGGATTCTCGAGAGCTGTAGCGAGCCCAGTGAGCGCCGTGCGGAGCGTCTCACCAATCAGGGGAAGCACCACGCCAAGGGTCGGCTCGAGAGACACGAACGCCTCACCAAGCTTACCGACCCCCTGGAACGCCGAACTGGCGGCCCGCCCCATGGAGGAGAACAGGTTCGTGAGAGTCGCCTGGAACAGGGGGCCATTCACGGCCTTGTTCGCCTTATCCAGTGCGTCAGCAATGGAGTCAATGGGGGCAGCCCCCTTCGCCATGGCGGTGAACAGGCCACCGACGATCCCGCCCAGGTCGATCGTGATGTCTTTGAGGGTTCCGAACGCCTTCGCGGCCGCACGAATGGACTCCTCCATCTTCCCGGACGCTGCAGCCTTAGACGCCCACTGCTCGAACGAGGCCGCCAGGTTGTTGGCCCACAAGGCAATGCTGGGGAGAAACTTCGCCCCCACCTCACCCATGGTGAGGATGCCGTTCGTGAACGAGGCCGCCCCCGTAGAGCCGATCGCCAGGGCCTGAGACAGGTAGGTGAGAGACTGCTGGAAGCCAGCAATATGCCCCCCCGCGGCGCCAGCGATGGCGGCAGTCATAGAGCCCAGGTTGGAGGCGATCGTCTGGAGGGCGGGCGAAAGCTCCTGGATGGCGACGTTAGCGAAGTCTCGGATCGGCTGCGCCGCCTGATCCCAGTAGGCGCCGGAGATTTGAGTCTGGAGGTTCGTGAACGATGGCCCCAGGTCCTCGAGGACAGTCTTCGTGTCCTTGAGTGCCGTAATCAGGACGCCCGCTCCGGCGGCGGCGGCACCGAAGATGCCCGGCAGTGCCAGCAGGGCGGGCGTGGACTTGGCGATCCCCACACTCAAGGAAGAGAACACGCCCAGGCCGGAGCCGATCACCGACACTGCGCTACCAATCAAGGTGGACACGGTGCCGATCTTCACGGCCGCCGTATCCAGGTTCCGCAGGAAGTCATTCAGGTTGCGGCCGATCGACTCGAACACGTTCCCGCCAGCAAGAGCCTTCAACTGGGCCGCCACGCGGGCGAGAGACGTCTTAGCCAGGCGCACATGAATGTCCACCCACCGGGGGTGAGTCAGGCGCTTAAGGTCGAACCGAGCTTTCCCGTCATCCAGGTCGGCATTCACGGTGGCCTTGCCATCGAGCTTGCTGAGCTCGTGCTTGATCTTCTTCTTCTGCTCCTCGGAGAGCTTCGCGTGCACCTCCACGTCAGCCTTGAGGGCAGCGATGCGCGCCTGGAGCTCCTTAGCGGCAGCCCCATCCAGCTTGGCGTGGGCTGGAATATCTGCCTTAAGGGCGTTAAGCCTCGCCTGGAACTGGCGGAACGACCTCTCGTTCACTGTCAGGCCGGCCTTGACGTCACCTGCAGCACGCTCCACGTCCCTCTTCAACTTAGCGAGGTCACCTGGCCGCGTAGACAGGCTGACCGCCGTGCGGATATTGTCGAGCTTCTCCTGGAGCTTCTTCTTCTGCTCCTCGGATAGGTTCGCGTTGACCTTAACCTCGGACTTGATCTGCTGAATCTTCTTCCGCAGAGCCTCCAGCTGTCCCGTCTTAAGGTCCACCTCAGCCTTGAAGCGGACGTCAGACTTCGCGGCCTCCTCGCGCGCCTTCTTGAGGGACTCCTTGTCGAGCTTCACCTCCGCATTGAAGGCGATATCAAGGTCCTTGACCTGCTTCTGGATTCGCTTCAAGTCACGGCGAAGCTTCTTAGCGAAGTCAGAAAGGTCAGGGACAACCTTGACAGAAAGCTTACCAACTGTCCCCTTACCAGCCATCCCTAACCTTCCTTACCCCAGCGAAGCAAACAGGGCCGCAACCCCAGCTGTGTCATTCGATGATACCACCGACACCGAATTGGCCTTCGCGGGCCGAGGCATCATCTCAGAGTCTTTCAGTGTCGCCTTATTGGTGGCGGACGCCTTAATCAGCAGCGCCAACCTATCCAATTCCTCATTCAACCTCTCCGAGTCATGCGAGTAACCGAACCACTGGTCACCCCCCAGTTCGTTCGCCCGATACAGGCTCCAGGGCTCATGCGGTAGGCGCTCAAGAAGCTGACTTACGAGAGACACCCGGTAATCGCCGTGGACGTCAATCCGGTACAGTGCCCAGAAGTCCGCCGCAGCGTCCGGGTGCCTCTCGAAGAAGTCATCTAGTTCTTGGCGCCTGCGGCTTCCCCCGCGTAAGCCATAACCAGGTTGATAATGTCCTCCATGTCGGAGTCGTCATAGAACTTGTCCCAGGCGTCCAGGTCCTTGACGAAGCCGCCATCCTCGAGGGCCTCCATGACGTCAGCGAGAACAGCCAGGAGGTTCACATCGTCCGCAGTATCCCCCATGAACGGCTCCAGTACGGACGTCAGTCGCATCCGCTTAGAGGGACGCAGTGAATGCGGGGGTGCCAGCAGCTCATGTCCCGGAAGCGAGGAGAACGGGGGGAGCTTATCGGCCTTCTTGGTAGCCATGAGACATTCCTTCCAGTGGGGTGTTCGGGGTGTTGGAAGGGGCGCCGCCACACACCCCTACATGGCGGCGCCCCTAGTATATCGGCCGTCAGTTGACGGTGAACTGCTTGCTGTCTGAGGCGGCAACGTTGTTCGTGACGATCACGTTCTGGGCGCCCATATTCACGCCGCGAGGCACGTAGGTGGTGATCTGGGTGGAGGAGTCCTTCTCGAACATGGCGACCACGTTGCCGAACTTCACCTCTCGGACGCCATCGAAGTTGGATCCGGCGATGACGACCTTCGCGCCGACCGCGCCGGAGTCGGGGGTCAGGGTAGTGATGGTCGGCTTCGCGGTACCGATACCGGTGACGGTGCGGGGCTCGAGCATCTGGACGCGAGTCTTACCCGAGTTGGGGGACAGGAGTGTGCCCGCGATCTTGACCTCAGTGAAGTTGTCCAGGCTCAGGGACGGCATGTTTCCGGCGAGGGAGACGCGGCGGAACAGGTAGCCGGAGACGATGCGGCCGTCCTCGACGACAACGAGGATGGCGCGCTCACTGGAGGCGTCCAGCTCGATGTCCCAGGCGCGCTTGGTGGCGTCGTAGGTGGAGCCGGGGAACGCCACGCGCATGACGTCCTCCCCGAGGTTGACGGCGTTGATGGTGACCTTGTTGGTGACGTCCTCGCGGGTGGAGCGCACACCCTGACGGTCCCAGGTCCGCTTCGTGGAGGTGTCTCCACCGTCGGACTCGAACTCAATCAGGTTCTCACTGGAGGTGTCGCCCAGCCAGGTCCACCCACTCCCCTCCAGGGTGGTGCCGTCACCGAAGACGTAGCCGTCGAGGTTCGGGGCCTCCGCGTCAGGGGCAGCGTAGTAGACGTGCCCACGGCCCGCGATCTGAATCTTGCTGTTTCCGAGGTTAGCCATCAGGCTCCCTTCCTGGCCGTCACCTGGAGGGACGAAACCATGTTGATGTAGTCGGCGGTTGTGCCCATGTCGGTTTCCGGCGTGGGCAGCTGGGTCCACTCGAGGTAAGTAGCCCAGCCTTCGGAGGTCACCATTCCTGACCTCCAAGCTTTCTCAATGGCCTGCACGAGCGCGTCACTCGCGTCGGACACCTCATCCCCGTCTGGCCCAGTCATGTACAGGCGAGCCCTGATCTGGGTTGCCGCGAACGTCGGCCCAGACGGGTGAATACGGGAGATGGTCATCTGGACGCGACACACGAGCTCATTCATTGGGTCGTCCACGTCACCATGCGTGCGCCACACGATCCGGGAGAGGATCGGCCACTCGGCCGCGCTGGCGGCGGCGGCATCCTGCACGTACTGGTAGATGAACGGTAGGGGAGAAACGAACGCCATCAGAACCCCCCATGGGCGCTGACAACACTACGCATGATGTAAGTGCCGTGGACCCACGTGCGATAACGGGCACCCTCCCGTCCGGACCGGCGCCCCTGAGCATCCTGATACACATAGTGGCCGAACTCCAGGGCCGCATCATGGTCAGTGGACGGGGCGATGGACCAGTCCACCTTACCCTGCTCCAGGCTGAACGACGCGACCTGCTCCCCAGTCTGCATGTGCGCTGCAGCAGACGCCTCAATCTCGGCGAACACCTTCGCGGCGGCGGCAGCGAACTCCGGCTGGCGGGCCACGACGGCAGCAATGTCCTCGTGCACGTCCTCAGTGTCGTATGCCTCGATCACTTCGACTCCGTTCCGAGCGTGTCGCAACGCACCGACCAGTGGCGAGTCATCGGGGAGGCGTCATAGGTGAGCGGCTCACCGGCCTGCTGGAACGTCTTCCCCACCAGGGACTCAGGTCCCTTGATGATCTTCACCCACGAGTGCGGACCACCCGGCCACTTCCGGCCAGTGCCGAAAACCTTCAAGGTGGTCTCATCCGTGAGGTCGCCCCGGATGACGCGGTTCTCTGTAGCCTTCAAGGCGTTACCGGCTGACGGCTGCACCAGCACCTTGTCAATCACGAAGGTCTCCCCCCGCTCGAACCGACGCCCAGTGCGGCCCTCCTTGACGACAGCGAGAGTCACCTCCACCACGTGGGGACCGTTCTCCAGGTAGCGCCCACGACGGGGCCGGAACCCTACCACAGCGTCACCTCATCCTCGTCATAGACAGGGTGATCCCCGGCGAAGTCCAGGGCTGACGGTCCACGCAGGTATGTAGGATCAACCGTCAGCGGCCCCTCCAGGGCGCCCAGAAGGTGCGTGCGCCGCGCGTAGCCGTCCATCTCGGCCCCGGCTACACCCCACCCGGATGTGCCAGCCTGTAGGGCCCGCCAGTCCCGGTCGGTGATCTCCAGGATGCCGGACGCGACGGCCTGATTCACCGAGTAGGTGTACGTGCCCTCGGTCTCATACTTGTAGAGGCCGCCGCCAGGTGCCCTGAGGACACGGGAGACCGACTCGGCCTCCACCATCCGCATGATGATGGAGAAGCTGTAGTCGACTCGGCACCGGTTCACAGCATCGGGCATGCGTGACAGGATCAGGGCCTCAGCCCTATCCAGAAGAGCCTGCACCCAGGTCTTCTCGTCATCCTCCAGGTACCGCATAAGCGACCCCTGAACATCATCCAGTGTTGCTACCGTCACTTCTCCACCCCCTCAGGAAACCAGGCCACGGGGTGGCCGCCAACCAAAACGCCAGCGGCCACCACACGGGTCACTTGCTGGTGATCTTCACGAACGCGCGCGGGTCACGCAGAACCCAACCGAACTGGGCCTCAGCGAGGATCGCACCCATGTTGCGGTCGAAGAGGTCCACACCACCGGCACGCTCGGTCGCCTTACGGTAGGTGATGGTCTCAACGAAGCCGAGACGCAGAGCGTCCTTGAAGTCGCCGCCGATACCGAGAAGCTTCGCGGCCGAGGTCTTGGCCTTCTCGTAGCCGGAGACGGCACGAGAGTAGGTGGCCGGAACACCCAGGACGGTACCGAACTTCGCGGTGATGTCGGGGGCCTGCTGGTAGAGCGGGCGACCCTGAGCATCCAGGGCGTTCACCAGGTTGCTGCGGAACTTCGGGGCCAGGAGGAAGTGGTCGAAACCGAACTCGGCCTCGTCCTCGTCATCCAGCACAACCTTGTCGTAGGCGGTGGACAGCTGCTTGGTGAAGTAGCCGGTAGTCGTGGAGGCCAGGTCCAGCTCCTGCACCTTCGTGGTAGAGGTCAGGGCCTCCTTGCCAGTGATGGCGGTGCCGGTGTTCGCGTCGATGCCGTGGATGACGGCAGTGTCGATGGCGCGAGCAATAGCCTCACCCAGGGCGCGCTGGATGCGAGAGTACTCGCCCAGCGGGTCAGCCTTAGCGGTCTCCTCCGAGTAGAGGATCATCACGGCGGCCTTGACCGGGGTGACGGTCTTGACCTTGCTGGACAGGGTAGCGACAGGTTTCAGGCCACCCTCCTGAACGATGCCAGCGGTGGGCTGGCCGACCGGGATCGGGATGGCGGTGCCGTTGATGGAGACCGGGACACTACCGGCGAGGGACTGGACAACAGAGCCGTTCATGGCGTTGTCCCAGATGCCCTTTACGACGGTCTTGGGAAACGCGGCCTCATTCCCAGAGTTAGCGCCGAGAATATTGGATACTGTCTCGATCTTGGCTTCGTTGTCGGGGTTGTACGCGGGTGCAGGCATATGCCCTCCTTACTGGTCTGCGAGGCCGAAGAACCCGAGCGCCTCACTCAGGCCGTCATCCTCGGTCTCAAGGTCTGCATCCACCGCAGGGTCGCGGGGGACTGACGGCGCGGGCGCGGCGTCTGCCTGCTCGCGCAACGTGGCGAGGGCGTCTACCTGCTCCTGCCACGAGTCTTTGTCGCCGGTGAGGAATGACGCGAAGCGGGCCGGAATGTTGGCCTTAGAGAGGATCGACTCCTTCTCGGATAGCTCGGCGGCGGCACGCTCGGCGGCCTCCTTCGCCTCGAGCTTCTCGGTGAGTGCGGCCAGCTGGGCGCGCAGCTCACTCACCTCATCCGAATGAGTCTCCTCATCATCCTTCGGCGCTTCCTCCGCAGGAGTCTCCTCGTCCTCCGCAGGAGTCTCATTGGAGGCCTCCTCGGGGTGCTCGATAGGGTAGTCGGTGGTTGAGATAGGTCCGTCAGTCTCTTCAACGACGGAGGGCTCAGGCGCGGGGGTGTCGCTCATTTGCGCTCCTTCTGCTTCTCCCGGAAGTACTTGTCCATTGCGCGACGAGCATCCACGTCGTGAAGGTCCTGGTCGCGCACAACCTCATTGTACACACGTTCGTATTCGGTCTGCTGTTCCTTCCCTTCCCAGTGCTTGGAGGTAAAAACCGGAGTACACGTGCAAAAACAGTGATCGTGGTACCTGTCAGCCCTAATACCTGCCGACTCCGACGACTTATAGACCGGGCCGCGCGAGGCGAGCATCGCACAGAAGCCGCAGGGGCCATTCTTGTTGGGGTGAGTGACGCGAGCGAAAGCGAACGGGCGGGCAATCAGTTCGCCACGGGAGTTGCGGCGGTACTTGTCCGGTACCTCCGAGAACACCTTCATGCCCCGGTGGCGGTCCTTGACGAGATCCTCCTCATCGAGGGTGCGAACAGCCTCCTCAACGCGATCAGCAACCTTCTCGAACGCCTCATCCAGCGTCATGCTCTGCCGGCGGCGGGACTTAACCTTCTCGACATCCTCGACGATCGCCTTCTGCGTGACCTCGGAGAACCCCTCGAGGTCCTTTGCTAGGTCATCCAGGGCGCCCTCAATGAGCTCAATTGAGGACGGCGCGGTATCCACTGCGTCGGCGACGGTTCGGCGCGCAGCGGCCAGCACGTGACCCTCCAGGGTGCGCTCCAGGCGCCTCATCCCCTCAGGGGAGTCAAGGGCGCCCTGGACATCGCGGATGGTGCGGTCGATCGTCTTCGGGCTGTACCCAGGCTGCGGGGGCACCCACGACTCCGGGACGCCCGCCTTACGGGCCTGGCCGCGCAGGAACAGGGCGGCCGCCGCCCACGCCTGCTTGCGGGCCTGCCACATGATCGGGGTGAGCAGCTCCCCTACATGCTCGCGGGGAGGCGGTTCAGGGAGGTTCTCGAGGGGGCGAAGAGTATCCTCAACGCGGCGCCTGAACAGCATGACGATGCCGCGCAGGATGCTGTAGAAGAGGGCCTCACTCACTCTTAGGGTCCTCCTCCACATCCTCGGGAGCCTCCGGAGCCTCCGGCATATCCAGGCCCGCCTCGGCATCCATCTTGTCGCCACGGGCCTTCTCGCGGCGCAGCTGCTCAGGGGTAAGGTGAAGGAACTCGCGGGCAGTCTCATCCCCGATGATGCCCTGACTGTGGGCCTGGAGGGCGTTAGCCATCTGCGCGGAGGTTGAGGGGGCGGCTGCGTCACGCCACGTCACCTCAAGGGCCTCCAGCCCCTCCAGGGACATGCCGTTCGCCTGGGCGACGATCCGTCCGACCCGCTCGAGGGCGTCACTGAACTGGCGCTGCTTGTTCTCCGCCCGGGCGATGAGGCGGTCCTTCGCTACGCGCAGGGCCTCGGCGCTGGTGGGGTTGTTGTCTGAGGAGACGCCCATCATCGACGGGGGGATACCGGTCATGGCGGACAGCTGGAGGGCGTAGGACCTGTACGTGTTGATGAACGGGTCCAGCGCCATACCGGTCAGCTGCTTCACGTCACCGCCGGAGGGAATGGCGATCAGGTTACCCATGTACGCCTGCATCTTCTCGGGATACTGGGAAATCATGTCCGAAGCACCATCGCCCACGACGGCGCGCAGCGGGGAGGAAGCGACCTCCTGAGCCACCTGGAGGTTCGTGAGCGTCCTAGAGGCGGCGTCGATGACGGAGGTGAGCTCACGCAGGTCGGAGCGCCCATACTTGTCAGACAGGCGAGCGCGATTGAACATAGGGACGATCGACGCCCCCCACTGGTCCTGGCGGCCCTGGCCGGCACTCTTCCAGTCGTACTTGCCCTTCACGTAGAACTCTACGCCGCCGGGCGTGTAGTAGGTGGCACCCACGTTGCCGTCGTCACGGCGGTAGAGGACAACACCCTCCACGACCTCGCCACGGAAGTTGATGCGCACACGGGCATGCTTCGCATCCACGGCGCGAATCGAAGCGAACTCATGCTCATCATCCGGAGGGGCGATCACCCAGTAGGCGGCGCCAGCACTAATGGCCTCGGCGGCAGCAAGGTTGAACTGGGAGTCCATGTCGTTCGCCTGCCACGTCTTCCGCAACAGCTCAACCACACCAAACTTGTCATCATCCGCGACACGGTACCCGTCGGGGATCAGAATCTCGGTGAGGACATCCACCGCCATTTTAGCGAACGGGGCCTGAATCTCCAGGACACGCGCCTTCGCAGGCAGGCTGATACCCACCGCGTCGAGGCGCCGTTTCCCCTCGTAGTAGCCCTCATAGGTGATGGGGCGGTAGGCGCCAGATGAGAACTTGGAGATCATCTTCTGGAAGCTCACATGAACACCTTCCACTCGCCTCGCGGAGCAGTCAGGTCCGCCCACTCCTTCGAGTTCTTCACATGTCTATACAGCATTCTAGCGCCGATCATGCACACGGCCAGGTCGATCTTCTTCGAGGACTTCGGGGACTCCTTCTTCACCGACCAGCGTCCCTTGAACTCATTCACGCGACAGTTCGACACATGCTCACCCAGGGCTGAGTCCCCGTCATGGGTGAACGTCTGCTGCTGAATCTCCGTGAACGCCGTCTCCGCCGCCTCGGCGAACTGGTATGCGTGAGAGCGCATATCCCATGCGATCGGGGACGCAGACATGCCGCCACGCACCGCGGGGACGATCAGGCGATCCCCGAAGTCCTCCGGCCATGCGGTGCGGGTGAACGACTCCCACTCGCGCACGTCAGCCCAGAATGCAACCACGTCGTAGGTGTCGAACGCCTTCCGCACCCCAGCATCCACGGCAGCCACATTCACCACACCGAGCGGCTTCTCAGGCTTCCAATGCCCGATCTTGAAGATGTGCCCGTCCTCCATGCAGCACCCCACGAGGGCCGTATGGTCATTGGACTTGGAGCCATCGAAGAACATGACGATCCGCTCCCCAGGCTCTACCTTCCGGTCAGGCTTACGGAGCTGCGTCCACTCCTCCAGGGTGATCCAGGACGCCTCAGCTGCGTTCGGGCGGTTCAGGAAGAAGCGAATGGAGCGCGACTCAGGGTACTCGGGAGACCAAATCTGCTCCTTGATGGACTCCAGGTTCACCCACGGACAGTCCTCATACACGTACTCGAGGGCCTCCGTGAGACCGACCTGCCCCTCCTCAGGCTCGTCCGTCAGAACCGTATTCGGGGGAGCGATACGGGCGTCATAGAGCACCTTCGTCTTACCGCGCGTGAGGCCATCCTCCTGATCGCACCAAGCCTCAAAGATCGCCTCAGCCGACGACTGCTCGCCCGGCACCCAAGCGTTACAAGTACCCATGAACCGGCCGCCCATCTTCGCCGCGTTCTGCTGAATCGTCTGCAACATGGCCGGCCCGCCCTGAGCAGGAAGCCAGTGCTCCAGCTCGTCGCCCACAACGAAGGACACCTCACCACCCTCCATCGAGTGCGCAGAGGATGTCATCTGCTGAAGCTTCCCCCCGCCCGGCGTCTCGATGAACGTCTTCGCCACCTCGAGGTCGTACTTGCGGGCGAGCGACCCCGTCTTCTGGCAGAACGCCCTGACCATGCGGATGGTATTCTGGGTTTGAGCCTCCGAGGTTGCCACAATCTGCACCAACGGCATACTCATCGGCTTCGCACGCACCCCAAACGGCTCATGCCGATCGAACCCGTCGAACCGGCAAGGGCCGAGGAGTTCAAACAGGCACAGCGCCGCAGCGAACGGAGACTTCCCGGAACCTTTGCTTAACCTTCTAATTCCCTGCCTGTACACAAAGGAACCCTTATGGGTCAGGGCGTAGAAGTGCAGCAAGAACTCGATCTGCCGGTCCGTCGGAATGAACGGCTGTCCAGCGCGCGGCCCGTTAGGCTGCACCAGGTTGTCCACCATCCAGGCGGCAGCATGATACCCGAGCGTCCTCTCAGGTAGCTCGAGGGGGAGCGTGTCTGTTCGCTCCCGGGGTGCGGGGAGCGTCTCGGTCACTTCGCGGCCCGCGCCTTCGCCCAAGCCTGGAGAGCGACCACGCCAGCAGACTCAGCCTCGGACTCGTCCACGCGGTTGATCTCGATCCGCATGCGACGCCGATCTCCCTCGGTGAGGAGGAGGCTGGTGAGCATCGTGTTCACAGCCGCCAGCATCGTAGGCGAACGCCGACCCTGCATCTTGTAGTTCGACAAGTCATCACAAGTGGAGTAGAGGACGATCCAGTCAGACGGCTCGTAGTAGCGGGTGAACGTGGACTGCTCCACGGCCTTCCACAGCTTCTTCGCGATCGGGTGCCAGTCGGGGTCAGGCTTCGGGGGCTTGACCTGCTCGGCGACCACGTTCACGGGCTCCACGCCACCATCGAGCTTACGCGCCTGAGTGGTGCGGTGCCCTTCCGTGCTGCGCTTCGGAATCGGACCCTTAACTCCCATCATCGTCTCCTACAAGTATCCGGGGTGCTTACTCTTCGGCCGTGGGCCGCGAGCCTTATTGCCACGATTGTAGCGCCTCTTTCGCGCCTCAACAGACTGCTGCTGCGTCCTAGCCATATGGCAGTGCTGGCAGAGGCTCCTGAGATTGTCTGGCACGTGCGGGCCATCAGGGAAGATATGATCCACCTGATTCGCGGGGTTGCCGCAGAACACGCACACGCCACCATCCCTTTTGAGGACTGTCTGCCTGATCTTCGCCCAGTCCTTAGGGAGCTCCTTACGGCGACGAGATTGCTTACTCCACGCCACCAGCACTGACTCCATGAAGCTCAACATCCGCATACACTCCGCGATCAAAGAGCATGCGCGCCAGGATCGCCTCAACCCGACTGCGAGCGTCGATAAACCTGGCCTCCACCTCATCCAGGAGGTCATCGGCGACTGGAGCGCTCAGACCGAATGCCTCTAGATCGTCAACCTCACGACTAGTCTCCCTCAAGGAGTCGACAGCCCGCTCAAAAACCTCCATCACAGGACCCCCATCTCCAGCTGGACCGTCGCGTCGAACCCATACCGGTCACCCACGAACATCTCCAACTGCTCCTCAAGGGCCTCCTGCGCCTCCTGGACGCGGATAACAGCCTCATCCTGCTCCGCATCACGCCTATGGGCCGGAACATCCCAAGCACCGCACTGGTCGACATCATTCAAAGCGTCGCGCAGCTCATCGGCGGCGCAGTCCATAGCAGCCAGAGCCACCTTCTCGTGCACCGACGCAATCCTCTCCACGGCGCTCATCGCACATCCCCCGGGTATGTCATAGACACGCCCTCGTTCGACGGGGAGCCTTCGCGGATGTCGAACAGGAACGACGGGGACGCGTCCTTCCCACCGAAGTAGGCGTGCTGGATCGACAGGTAATCGCCCGGGTAGACGTACATGTCCCGCTGGCCCTCGTTGCGGAAGATGAGGGTGCCGTCGTTCGTGCGCTCGGGATGATTGTCGCAGAGGATGACGTCGACCTCAGGCTTGTTCTTGTCGCCGTAGACGAGTAGATACAGCATGGGTGCTCCTTTCACCAGATGTTGGATCGCTTACTGGAAGGGAGGGGGCAGGGCTCGATACATGGGTGACCCATCTCGGCCAGCTCCCGGACTGTCGGATACGTCTTCCGAGCCTCCTTCGCGCACGCCGAGCACTTCCCCTGCCCAGAGTAGAGGCGCGTACCCGGCCAGTCCTTCACGGAGCTCCGTGGGGGGCGCATCTTCTGGCCGCACGATGAGCACTTGTGCTCGACCGTCCAGTCGATGAGCGCCTTGGGGGTGTGGCCTCGCAGCAACTCCCGGTAGCAGGCGTTGCAGGTTCCTCGCCCACCGTAGGGCTTGGTGCCTGGGAACTCCTTCGCCGTCGTGCGCGGGGGCCGGTAGGGCTCGCCGCAGTGAGTGCACTTCGGAAACTGGCGGTCAGTGTTGGGGTTGGTCATGGTGGTCCTTTCGATGGCTGACCAGGAAAGTCTACCACGGCAAGTGGCTCTAGGTAAAGGCGAGGCCCGCCGGGCATACGGAGAAGGAAAGGAAACTTCACTCCGACCCATCCGGCGGGCCTCTATCAGCACGACCATGCTACATGCGACGACGGGGCGAGCGCAACCCTCCAGAATCTCCGGGCAGTTCGACACCCCAGAGGCACTCGAAGTCGTGTAAGCCAATCTGAGAGCCTTTCGGCACCCCACCCAGGCCAGCACACACACCCGCCCCTGTTCGGACGCCCACGGGCCTCCCAGTTGCCTTCCTGGGGTGCGCGCCGCCCGTCGCCGAGGCCCAACCCTCTCTGGTGAGAGCTGACCAACTAGAGACGATCAACCCAACGTAACCACAACCCAACCCATTGCTTGGCACTAGAGCAAGGAAGTCTTCAAGGTCAGGTTCCGTCTCGGTACAGCAAGGAAGGGCAAGGACGACGAAGGTGTCTCTGAACGCTCCAACTCGATCAGGCGACCAAGGATCAACTAGAGCCAGGTACGTGACTAGCCAACGAACCATCTCTTCGTCCTTGCTCTCGTGGACCAACTGGACCGCAGGCCAAGGCGACGACCAAGGACCAACGGTCCGACGGTCGGAGCGAAGCGGAGCCGCACACACGAGCCCGAAGGGCGTAAGAGTTCTTCTTTGAGGTTCTTCTTTTAGGTTCGTGGCCAGATTCTGACCCCTCCCCTGGCCAGATTCTGACCCCTCCCCTGGCCAGATTCTGACCCCTCCCCTGGGGTGCAAGAGGCGTCCCGCGCCTGCTACACTAGAGGTGTTCGACATAGGCCCCCGCAAGGTTCAGCTCACTTTCCCTTGCGGGGGCCGCCTCATGTCTGCTACGATGAACCTACCGTCGAACACTTCAACAGAAAGCGAGCAAACATGTCCGACATCGTTGTCCACACCTTCCACGACCAGCAGGTCCGAACCATCGTCTCCCATGAAGGCGACCCACTCTTCAACCTCGGCGATGTCGCAGCCGCCCTGGAAATCAAGGACACTTCAAGGCTTGCGGCACGCCTGGAGGATGACCTGCGCCAGACGCACCCCATCCTTGATCGGCTTGGGCGCACGCAAAACGCCACCTTCATCACCGAGGCGGGCCTATATGAGGTGATCCTCAGAAGCGACAAGCCGGAGGCTAAGCCCTTCCGTCGCTGGGTCACTGGAGAGGTACTCCCCAGCATTAGGAAGACTGGCGCTTACAGCGTCCAGCCCAAGCTGGAAGGCCCTGAGCTCATGGCCTACGCCCTCATCGAGGCACAGAAGACCATCGAGGCTGCCACTGCCCGCGCCGAGGCCGCAGAAGCGCAGATCGAGGCCGACAAGCCCGCAACCACCCTCGGCAAGGCCATCACCGCAGGCGACGGAGACCTCCTCGTCCGCGACGTCGCCCGCATCCTCGCCTCACACGGCGTTAACATCGGCGAGAAGCGCCTCTACCGGTGGCTCCGCGACAATCAGTGGGTCACCAAGGGTACGGGCCGCTGTGGCAACCAGCCCACGCAGCGTCGCATCGAGCAGGGGCTCGTCCGCCCGCAGGTGCGACCAATCCACCTGCCAGGCGGGCGACTCATCGAGTCCGTGACCACGCTCATCACCGGTAAGGGCCAGGAAGACCTCATCAACGGCTTCCTCAACGGCTCCTACACCATCTGACAAACCCAAAGGGGGCCAGCCCCCACAACAAGGCTGGCCCCCACACACAAGAAAGATAGTGACAGCATATGTCATTCACTGCGATCATGCAAGCCCTCAACCTCCCCGACACTATCAAGGGCGCCACGCGCCTCACAGCCATCGCCATCGCCAACCGCGCCAACATGCACCCTGAGCAGGGCGACGCCATCTGCGCCTGGCCTGCCATCAAAGGACTCTCCAGGGACATCGGTGCCAGTAAGTCAGCGGTGAAGAACGCCCTCAACGTCCTTGAAGAGCGCAACGTCATCACTCGCATCCACCGCACCGCCGAGGGGGGCCGCGACACCTCCACCCTCTACATTTGGCACCCGTGGCGTATCGACGGCTGGGACGACTCCGCTATGCGCCGCCGCGAAGACGCTGAGCGCGGATACGCCCGCGAGGAGGCCCCTGAGGTGCCCGCGAGCGCGCCAGCACCCGCACCGGCCACCCCTACCCCCGAGTCGCCCGCCAAGCCCACTGAGAAGCCCGCAGACGGCTTCACGGAATGGTGGCCCCACTACCCCAAGAAGGTCAAGAAGCTCGACGCCGAGAAGGCGTACCGCGCAGCCATGAAGCGCGGAGTAACCTCCAAGGAACTCCTCGACGGCCTCCAGCGCCAGAAAGCCGCATGGAAAGCCAAGGGGACCGAGCCTCAGTACATCCCCTACCCGGCCACCTGGCTTCGCGCAGGCAGTTGGGAGGATGAGCTCGATTCCCCTAACCCCGGCCAGGCCGCACCGGCCATCAACCCCAACACCGGAAAGGCAGTCACCAAGGAAGACTTCTGGTACGCCTGCAAGGACCACGCCATCGACCCGCGCCCTTACGTGAACTTCTGGAAGCCAAGCATGGGGCTCCCCGGTGACCCGGGGTGGGAAGAGCAGCAAGCCCGCCTAGACCGGCATACCGGACGCGGCTGACGCCCCCACTGGGGGTGCTCGCAACACGGGTGCCCCCAGGGCTTGACAGCCATGTCCAACCCTGTCTACACTCAAGTCATCAGCACAACCGAAAGGAACACACCGTGAGCGACGAAACCTTCACCGCACTCCAATACGCAGGCCCCGCCAACTGGCACCACCTCATCGCACCCACGCGCACATTCCACCTCACTGAATTCTCCATCCACTCCATCGCCTTCGCACTGAGCCCAGGAGACAGGGAGCTCAGCGGCAATGAACCCGCGGTTAGACTCGGGACCCTCGCAGCCGCCGCCAACCTCACCTCCAACGCCATCGCCAACATCATCTTCACTGCCGACGCGCACATCATCTTCAAGGACGCCCGCATGACCGCCGCCCTCCTCGACGCCACCAACAAGAAACTACCGCAATTCACCCCCAACGTGAGCACATACAAACATGCCGCGCGAGCACTGAGAACAAACGACCCACAAGTCCTATCCATGCTCCTCATTGACGTCATCCGCATCGCCTACCACATCACAGAAAGCTGAAACCATGACCCAGCCAAAAGCACCCCTCATTCGCATCGACAAAGGACAATACCGAGGCGTCGATATCAGTGGCACAACCGCCACCCTAGCGGACGTAGAGGAACCAGATTCTGGCTACTACCTCCTAGACGGCCCTATGGTCGGACACTACATCCACC